CGGTCATTACCCCGGATAGAGTTAATTAACTCCTCCGTGTTTGACGCCATGTCGATGCCGTCCATGGTTTCAGCAAGGTAATCCAAGCCAATCTTTTCGCCTTCTCCTCGCGCCATCAAAACATCTTGTGCTAACGGGTCCATGGGCGCTTCAACAGGCATCATAGCGCCAATACCGCCGCCTTCTTGTTTCTCAATAACGCCGCGTCCCATCAATATGTCTTTCTGCGTGACTTTACCGTCACCGCTAAGATCCGGAAACTTGTTAGCGCCGCCACCGGCTGCTCGAAACAAAGGTCTTTGAATTACGTTCATTAAAAGGCCCTCGCTAGACCAGCCGCCCCCATTGCCAAGCCCCCGGCTGTTTGAGCCAAGCTTGGAGAAGGCGCTGTTTGTTGAAATACGGCGCTTTGGGACGAGGGCAATGCTTTTGTCATGTCGCCTAAAAAGCCAAGCTGCGCTAAGGGCTGCTGATAAGCTGCCTGTTCTGCTGCGTACTGAGCGTTCAAGACGTTTTGTGCTTGCTGCTGACCCATGCCGCCATACTGTAGCAGACCTTGTACGTCTGCCTGACGTTGTTGTTGCGCTTGTTGACCAAGAGCCGCTTGCTGCCCACCAAGGCTACCTAGCTGACCCGCAAGTTGACCGCCTTGCATAGCAAGTCCAGCGATACCTTGACCCATCGCTCCTCGCTGTTGCGCAAGAGCCGCGAGTTGATTTACATCAGCTTGAGCTAATTGACCGTACTGCAAGCCTAGCTGACCGCCTTGCTGCGCGATGTTTGCTCGCTGCCCGGCCATCTGAGCCAGTGCCTGCTGACCCTGTAGGCCCAGCGCGCCGCCTGCCTGTGCGCCTTGCTGCTGTAGTTGTGCAGCCGATAGACCTAACTGGCCTTGGTTTTGAGCCGTTTGCGCTGCTTGCTGCGCCATCTGGTTTTGTAACTGCTCTGTCGAAATGCCCAACTGTGCCGCTTGTTGTGCCAGTTGCGCTTGACTCATTTGACCTTGAAGGCCCAACTGACCGCCTGCAATCCCTAACTGCCCTGTTTGAGTGGCAGCTTGTTGCTGGCGACCTTTAGACGCTTCAAAGGCTTGTTGCGCTTGCTGTGCCGCCTGCTGATAGCCTTGTGAGCTAAGTTGTGCCCCGGTCCGCGCTTGTTGTTCCAAGACGTTTCGACCGATCTCAGCCTCCATGAGTGCCCCTCTGGAACCCCCAAACGCGCCTGCCGCTGATTGAGCCGCACGCGCTTCATTAACTTGCTTTTCGCCTAGTCTAGCAATCTCCGCCTGCTCGGCCTCAATGACCTGTCGAGTAAACGGGTCCATGAACGACGCAATACCTCTAGGATCGAACTGAGCATCGCTACCTTGTAGTTGGCCGATGGCTTGTTGCGTAAAGCCTTGAGCACCACCGATTTGGCTTGCAATGCCTTGCTGCGCCTGACCAATACTACGCATGCCCTGACCTGCGATCTGTCCGGCCTGTTGACCCGACATCATTGCTTGTTGTTGCGCACGTTGACTCGCGGGCATTGCTTGTTGTGCCGCTTGTTGACCTAATTGACCTGCACGACCTAGACCTTGCTGCGCCGCAAATACCTGACTGCCTACACCTGATCCGGCACGTGCAATGTCTGTTGCAGCACCAGAAAGACCTCGTAAAGCTTGATCCCTAACCTGATAAGGAGCTTGTCGCTGCGCTACCGCTAGCTGGCGTGCTTGCTCTAAGCCAGAAATACCTTGCTGTTGTTGCGCCAAGGACTCTTGCAACAACGGCATGGAAGTCCCAGAAATCATGCCTTGGGCGGCTTGATTTGCCCCAAGTGCTCCCTCTAGATAAGGCTCATAGCCGCCAATCCCTTTACGAACAATGTCGCCTGCGGCTAGTTGCTCACTGGTAAGACCTGCAATGGCTTGCGCTGGGGGTGTAATGCCTTGCGCCTGAAGCTGCTGAATGTATTTTTGCGCGTCTTGGTATAGCCCAAGTTTATACGCCTCAATTTCGGGAGCTTCACGTACATACTGGGTTGTGGTTGTTACATCAGCCATTAAGCTCTAGCCTCAAATTGACGCATCATTTGATACATGGTGTTCATGCCGTCTTCTCGGCTACCTTTACCTGCTCCGCGCACTGCTTTAGCCGTAAACACAAACTCACCATCAGAAAGCATGGCGGGAATGTCGTCAGAAGTTTCAGTGCCGGGGCCTTCGATAGGGCCGTTCATACGGGGGAAATTCATAATACCGCCGCCCTCTGCTACGTTCAAAGGGGTAGGTTGGAAAGCAGGCACGCCAAACATATTGCCCGCCGAACGAGTCACAGTAAACTGCGGCTGTTGATAAACAAAGTCGTCACCGTATATTCGGTATTGAGACGGGTCGGCGTCAATAAGATCTTGACCGGTAGGTATATCATCAATGTTGATGCCTTCTACCTCTTCAGGCTTGGATAAGGCGCTCAGGCCCAACACGGCAGCAGCGCCGGGGCCGTAAGTCCTAAAATTACCTAGTTTCAAATCGGTTTTTATAAAATCTTGTATTGAGCCAGAATCGTAAGGCAGCTTTTCTGCCTTGAGATATTCTCTGACCGCGCTGGGGTCCACCTGACCGCGAGGTACAAACAAATTCTGAAGCGCCTCCACTCGACCACCGAGTATACCGTCGGAACCTTCTATACCCGTAAAAATATCTTTGACGCTTTGTCCGGCTGTCGGCACCTGCAAACTTTCTAAAGTCGGTACGTCGGCTCCGGCTCCTGCATCGGCACTCGCAGCGGCATCGGCACCCGTAACACCGTCAGAGGCGGGAGCACCACTTTCTGCGGGTAGGCCAGCCCTAAGCTGTTCTATCATGTCGGTGTTTTGAGCCAAGGTCGTGTCTATGTCCGTAACTAGCTGTTGTGATGCGGGGAACATTTCTAGAGACGCATCAACAGGAGGCTGAGTGCCCGGTAAACGTATGCCGGTTACTTCAGTCGCGGTGGCATCGACAGCTCCCGGAAGCGTTGAAGCTACCGAACCGGTGGCGTCGGCGGAAACTTGCATGTTTTTCAACATGCTCTGTAGCTCACCGGATGGCAAGACCTCTGTTGTTATCCCCGTTTCACCGGCAGTTGAAAGGTCCCCTGTCTTAGCTAAAGTAGCGTCCATTACGTCCAAGTCGGTGCTTAGGGTTTCGCCCAGTTTAGTATCTACTTGAGGAGCTACGTCTGCTTCTGGGGTGGTTTCGGCTGCGGTCCTGCCGCGAACCATCTCCAGACCTTTCGTCGTAAGACCCGCTACGGCGGCGCTTTTTAAGATATCGACCGGTTTTCCACCAGAAAGCGTGGTGTTAATAGCCGATTGAGTCATCATTTGTTTGGCGCTGTTTTCAGCCCAACCTCGGGCATTTCCAATTTTGCCTGCGGCAAAGCTAGAAATACCGCCTATGGCCGCTGCTTTTAAGCTGTCCTTCAAACTGCCACCTTGAATCGCTGTTGAAGCGCCTTGAACAATTGCGGAGGCTAGAACCGGCCCCACGCCCGGAATCGCACTCAAAACAATCGTCGCTACAACTGGCAGAACCTTTTTGACAATCTTTTTCAAGCCCTTGAACAGCTTCTTCAAGAAGAATTCAGGCTGACCTGTCACAGGGTTGATTGAGTTAAGCTCGTTACCTACAACGTAACGCTCTGGCTCAATGCCCATGATGCGCATTTCTGCAAAAATCTTTTCTTTAAGGGCGGGATTTTGCTCGAAGACTTCCATAGGGATCACAGTCTCGCCTTCGGCGGCGTGAACCATGTATTCGTCTTCGTTACGGCCATATTCAGCTAGCTTGTCAGCTATTTTTACGACGTTTGTAATGCCTTTTGGCGGCACATCATCGTCGTCATCGGCCCAAGAGCCGGTTTCAGCCGTCAAAAAGGTAGCGATACCGCCTTCCGGTATAGGAACTTGATCCAGTTCCTCAAACTCATCGTATTTAAGTGCAGCTTGTCCCATGTCCTTAGTATACGCCTATTTTAGCCTATTAAAACTAGATCAGCCCGTCACCGCGACGACTACATCGCCATTAGTGAGTACTTGAACCGATCCTACCTTACCTTCCGCTTGCAAAGGGTTTTCTTCCGCTAAAGATCTAGCAGAAATAACACGCCATTCCGTGCCATCGAAATACTGAAGTTGGCCTACAGAAGGGTTCCAAATCAAAGACCCCGCGTCAAACTTTAAAACGTCTCTTTCTAAAGAGGTAAACTGTGGAGTAGCGTCTGGGTCAAAAGCACCTAAACTAATCTCAAGCAATCGAACAGCACGGTTAAATGTGGCACCGTCCACCGATTGATTACCGGTGACAAAAGGCAGTCTACCTTGTAGAAGCTTGCTCATCTTCGGCCATTAGGTTGTAAATCTAACCGAGTACCGCCCACTCTAAAACCCACCCCTAAACGATCCCCCGTGGCAGCGTTGTCATCCGACTCAAAGCGAACAACCGCCTGACGGCCTCTTGCTCTCGTATTAATTTTTGTCGTAGTCGAAGTAAACGAAGAAGTTAGGTCAGTGGTCAAACTCTCGCCCGGATAGTTCCTAGCTTTTAAAACAAAGTTAATCGACTGAGTATTACCGGAATCTCCCGTGAACTTGACGTCAGGGATACATCTACGAATGAACTGGAACTCTTCCCCTTCGCCCAAATCAAAGTCACCGCTTTCAACAAACACGTTGTCCATAGGAGCGCCATCCGCATCAAAACCCGTTTCGTGTGAATAAAGGTAATTGTTCCCATCGGTGTAACCAGTGGCGCGAGGAAAGCTCTCAAGTCCCTCATCAAGCCATGCAGTTCGAGATAAGTTCCCGATAGCCCACGTCTGTTCAACGTAGTTGTAGGTGACATATTTGTCTATAGACGTAGAGTCAGCAGAGCAATAAAACCAACCAACCTCATCAAATTGTTTATTTAAAAACCCAAAAACTTGAAACGATTGACCTTCGTTCAAGTCATCAAAAACGTAGGCATGTACCGAACAAGGAACCGGCTGTACCGCACCGTTATACGCATAAAAACCTTTTTTATCCATCCAGAAAACACCCGAGGGCGTGTTTACCGGTGCATTAGGCCCGATCAAGCTAACGCCTTCGTTAATTAAATTTAGACCGAAAGTCAAAGGAGGACCTAAAAATTGAAGACTGTACAACGCAACATCAGTCCATATCAGAGTTTCTTGCCGCGCTCGTAATCCGCCAATTATTTGCGACCCAACAGAACAACGCAAAGAACCCGCCGTGTTAGTCGATGTAGGAAACCACTCGGCGGGATTCTCTTGATCAGAAAACGCAACCAAAAGTGGGTCAGAAGAACCTGTTCTTGCCGTTGCACTGTCGTTTATCGGATCAGCGCCGAGAGCAATGACATGCCGATCAATGTCCGATACTAAAACTTGAAGGGCGACCGTTGGCGTGAAGTTGGCACCCGACAACTCTGAAATGTTTACAGCGCGGTCTGTGCCCAAAGTCTTTGCGCTTGTGTCCCAATAGTAAATTCCACCGGCCCGCACGTTGGCAATCAAATCCTCACCAAAACTATCCATAGACCACAGTCTTAGCTGGTTCAATGAACTCAATGCGTTGGAAGAACCCCAAGTGCCAATATTCCAAGCACCCGAACCCCAACCTGTGCCAGAAACAAACACATCAAGGCCAACATTTATTTGGTAAGCCCCTACAACGGAACTACCGCCGTTCCCAGTATCGCTGCTGTTTGCAGTGACTGTCGCTCCAGATGTGTCCTTTGCTGTAATGACATATACGGAGGTGCTAGTAATTGAGTCAATCTCGTACTCTTGATTAAGAACCGCAGCCGTTATGTTGCCGCCTAAAGAGGACGCTGCGCTGAACGTAACAAAATCACCCTTGGCGGCACCATGGGCGGCATCTGTCACATTGATAGAACTAGAGCCGTTTGTGGCCCCGAAAGTCACATTTCCAGCAGCCGTGGTAGATCGTATTGGAGTAATGTCGCTATAGCTGGCACCGGACTGTATATAAAGCTTGGTTCTTGTTCCAAGCCCCAATAGGTTTGTACCGTTCAGAGAAGTCCAACCAAGCAACTTTCGCCCAGTTCCGTTAAAAGATGCGGTCAGGTATTTCACCCAACCCCCTATCTTTTCTGGCAACCCCTTACGAAACCTCATTAGATTGCCATCAAACCACCCACCTTCTGCCGTATAGTTGGTGCCTTCTTTGTTGATACCCGGATTGAAGATAAACTTCTGCAAAGGCATTAGCGATACTCCCCCGTCCTTATCATCTCCGTTACCTCTACAGCACGGTTGCCGACTTGTTTGGCCCAAAGGCTATCCATAAATTCATCCGCAGCAATATCAAACTGCTCACGGGACATGGCTTCTAGCGCATTAACGAACCCTCGCAGCCGCGTAATACCTAGATTGAAGCACATATCGACCATAGCATCTCGTCTAGCTTTGTTCAGCCCCCCGTACCAATAGTACGCATCTCGCAGTTCTTGGTGACAACGCTCTAAGTCGTTATGTAACAAGTAGTCAATCTCATCGGGAGATAGACCCAAGCCAGACTCTGAGATGTTTCGGCCTACGCCTATGGTTTCAAAACCCGCAGTACACAAATACACCTTGGACTTGACGCCCTCATGGCGTTTTACCATCTCAACTAAATCGCCCATTACTTCTCCCGTGCGACGGAGTTAACCTTCTCGTAGGAACGCATAGCGCCCA